CTTGTTTGCATAATAAGTTATGTAAAATGTTTTAGTCATATTTCTCTCTTTCTGTTATGGGACTATCCTATATTATAGAATAGTCCCTGTCAAGTGTTAATTTACACTTTGTTGCATTTGTTTTCTTGCAATAGCGATTTTTTGATCTCTAGTTAAGACCTCTTTATCTTCCAATAAACTAGCCAAATTATCTGGACTATAAATTGATAAAGCCAAACTGCTACTTTCATTCATCATTGTTTCATTTAAAACAACACCAACTTTGTCAGCAAGTTTTTTTGCTTGGTCAAAATGCCTGTAAGATTTTAAACCTAATCTTAAAGTTTTCATTTTGCCCTCAACATAACTATACATTTGTTCATGCTCTTTAATTACATTGTCGGCACTAGCAACATACATTTTAAAAAAGTTTAAAGTATTCTCATCAACTTTAAAATTTCTTGAATGACAATAACTAGAACCGATTGTCCAAAGTTTAAAATCTTCTTCCCACTTTGCGACAGGTTTAGTTATAGATTTATCTTCGTTTGATGAATTACTGAAACCCAAATAAGTATTTACTGCGCTTTCATCATTATAATATTTTGGATTTCTTTTTGAGTAATCATTATCAATAGACAAATTATAATCTGGGTTTAGTCCCTTTGATTTTAATTCATCACGATAGTATGCTCTCGCAAATTTTCTACCCATGTTAAATCTAACATGAACTTCATCTGTTGCGTCATACTCTCTACCCTCGTCATCAACTTTAGTTATTGGTCGTTGAACATAAAAACAATTATCTTCATACAACTCGCCACCTGCACGATTGTATTTTTTAATCATTGATCTGATTGTATCAACATCTTCCTGTGGTTGATGATATCTTACAACTTGATTGATTTTTTCTTTTGCCTTTTCTCTCATCAAGTCGTATTGTTCTTTTGCTTGAACCAATTTATCTTTTACCTTATCTTCGTAAAAAGATTGAAATTGATCTGCAATTACTTTTCGCTTTTCTGCGTTTAATGTTATTTTTTTATTTTGCATATTTCACTCCTTTATATTGTCCCAATTTATCCCATATAAAATAATTTGTCAAATCTTTTTTTCCGCACAACCTGTAGTTGTATGGTCCAGTTTAGAATAATTCTAAAGTAGCTTTTTTATAATATACACTAACCACCATCCCCAGCCACCGTCCAAGTATATAGGATTTTTTAGGATATGTCAAGAAAATAATTTTTATTTATTTTTAGTCTTGCCTTATTTCTGCCACATTATCCTATTATAACTGGGATATGACAGAACAAACTAAAATAGATAAAATACATGATAGGTTAATTATACAAGCTAAAAAATTAGCACTTGTAGAATTACAGATTAAAATCAAAGAGCAAATTGAAAAGCTTGATGATGAATTAAGTTTGGTATCTTCAGAAGAAGAAGACATACCATTTTAATAATCTGGCGGGGAACTTAGAATTAAAGCTATGCCCCGCCTGATCCCTGGTCCAGTGTGTTCTTGTTGCCAAATAAAAATAGCTGGACCTGGGATCAGCTGCTGCCTGAACGTGGATAAGATCCCCGGGCAGTGGAGGGTCAAGCTTCAAGCGGCAAGCAGCAAGCTTGACAATTTAAAATATAGGTTTATATAGGAGAGATGAATACAAAAGAAGCATTACAAATAGTTGGAGGCCTGAGCAAGCCTAGCAAGATGCCAGGCTGGGCCTATGGGCTGCCTGCCAAAGAATGCAAAACTGGATCGAAGCTGGCACAGCAAGCAAACACAGTTTGCAGCGATTGTTACGCTCTCAAGGGCTGTTACGTGTTCAAGGTTGTTCAGGATGCACAGTATCGAAGGCTGCGAGCTATACGCTCACCGCTGTGGGTTGGAGCAATGGCGCTTCTTATTAATTCAAAAAAATCAAAAGAGTTTAGATGGCATGATTCAGGGGACGTACAAGACGAAGAACACCTACTCAAAATTTTTGCTGTTGCAAAGTTAACGCCGGATACTAAACACTGGATGCCAACGCGTGAGTCGTGGGTGAAGGCCTTCCTGCCTGAATGCCCGGACAATTTATGTATACGTTTTTCTGTTCCCATGGTTGACCAAGCGCCAATTAAAAGCTGGCCTAATGTGTCAACAGTCATCAGCTCGGACAAGCCCTGGTTTGGTCTCTCTTCCAGGGTCTGTCCAGCTCCTACACAAAATAATGAATGCAAAGACTGTAGAGCATGCTGGAATAAAGATATTCAAAATATTAGTTATTGGAAACATTGATATGTGGAGACATCCAAAGTATTATAAGGAATTACGAAAGCTACGTAATAAAGAGGCGCGGGTCAACGATCACTCCGTGTCCATTTCGGATCAGGCCATTAGCCCAGAAGCTCACGACGGTGAGCGCGAGCGTGCGCCTGGTCCGGGCCTCAAGCCTCAAGCGGCAAGCGTCAAGCCCCAAGCTGTTCAAGATGAAGGAGACAAGCGTCAAGCTGCAAGCGGCAAGGTTCAAGCTTCAAGCCGCAAGCATCAAGCTTCTTGATATCCTTCCCCTCATAAAGTTTTACTTGGTTAAGGGAGAGGGCCTTAACCATAATAAATGTATTCTTCGGATGATTACAATGAAATGAAAATTGATGTGGAGAAAAGCGAACTGTGTTTCCTCGTGTTACTTTTAATTCTATAGTGAAAAACTGACCATAACTATTATACCCCAGTATATCAGGAGTCCCCCATGCAGCACTATTTTCCAAGCGTGTAAATGATAATTTGCAATTATTTTTAATACTGAACGTTTTAATCTCATGCCAAAATTTTCTTTCTGGTTTCACTACTACAACTTCTTAATTACCTTACCCATTTTCCATTGTTCAGGTCGAACTGTGAAAACCAATCTATTACTCCTATTAATTTATTTTGCAATAGTTTGATACCATCAATGTCGTAAAACTCTCCGTTTGGCAGGAGAACTTGAACACGTGCATTGCTGGCGACTTCACCTTTCATAAATTTATCTAAAGCTTGTCTTAATATCTTTCCGGTAAACATAGGTTGCAATATAATCTAAGTTGTATTATATATCAAGTATGATGTTAAAAGTATATTTATGGATTATGGGATGGTCAGGTCAATTAAATGCATGGGCTTGGAAAAAACAATCAACACTTATCGAAAAGAAAAGACAACAAGAAAACGAAAAATACGTCAAAGAGTTACAGAAAAAGTTATAATGGGCTTACCAAAAAAATTAACAGAGCAGCAAATGAGATTTGCTTACGAACTTGTTACCAATGAGGGTAGAAAAACAGCAACAGAATGTGCTGTCGATGCAGGTTTTAGTAAAGACTCGGCTAGACAATACGCTAGCAAACTACAAAACCCAACCCTATACCCACTCGTAGTACAATACATTGGAACGTTAAGAGAAGAATGGCAAAAGAAATATGAAGTCACTTACGATAGACACATTGCAGAGCTTAGTAAGATTAGGCAGGAAGCTCTTAAAAAAGGAGCGTGGTCAG